ACGCTACTGCGAATAGAAGTGAAAAATATTTACAAAATAATGGAGGCGCTAGTCCGATAAGTTCCTCTACCTCTGTTTTACAATTTATTATGTGCCAGCCGACTGATTCCGCAAGCACTTTTGGAAGCGCCGTTATTTACATTCCAAATTATACAAGTAATCAACACAAAGCCGTTATGACGGACTCTGTTTCTGAAAACAATGGAGCAACTGCATTTATGAGAATGATTGGGGGATTATGGGCGGATACTTCGGCTATTAATCAAATAACACTAACTGCTGATACAGGAGATATTGCTCAATACTCAACCGCTTATCTATACGGAATATCTAACGCATAAGGAGAAACAATGCCAAAGCCAACTAGACTAATTGTGGATTGCTCCACAGGGATAACTACTGAAGTAGAACTAACTGCCGAGGAAATCGCTCAGCGCGAAGCAGATACAGTTGCTTATGCAGAAATCAAGGCAGCAGAGGAAGCAGCAGCACAGGCTAAGGCAGATGCTAAGGCAAGCGCCGAGGCTAAACTTGCAGCACTTGGTCTGACAGCAGACGAGATCGCAGCTCTGAACTAGGCACAATCCCTCAAGATAGTCCAGTTCTATGACAGAGGACATCTTTCCGATCACTCGCACCATTGATGACCACATAGACGAATTCGAAAACTTGGGGTTCTTGATACAGGAGAGAAATGAATCCAACCGATTGGGCAGGCTTTATTGTCGCCCTTCTTAGCATCCTTGGCTCAACTGCCCTTGGAGTAAAGTGGCTAGTCAAGCACTACCTAAACGAACTCAAGCCAAATGGTGGAAGTTCGATAAAGGACAAAGTTGCCGTCTTAGAGGATAAGGTTGACTTCCTGACCGACATCGTGAAAGAAGCTCTGCTGAAATAATGTGTTCGCAATTTGAGAAGTTCCTAGAAGTGGCAGCAGGCGAACTTGGCTACATTGAAGGCCCTGCCGATAATGAAACAAAGTATCAGAAGGCGAATCAGCCTTGGTGCGGTGCCTTCGTCAATTGGTGTGCCAAGCAAGTTGGCTTGAAGATTCCTGATTGCACCTACACACCGGCAGGGGCAAAGGCGTTCGCCGAGGCGAAGCGTTGGCAATTAGTCGCCGATGCCACGCCTCTTCCTGGCGACCTAGCCTTCTTTGACTTTCCTGCCGATGGCATTGACCGCATCTCCCACATCGGTATCGTTGAAGAAGTCAAAGCCAATGGCACTGTCATCGTCATTGAGGGCAACACTTCACCTGATGTCAAAGGCGATCAACGCAATGGTGGTCAGGTATGTCGTAAGATTCGCGCTTACAAAGTTAAAAATCGGGGGAAAGTCCTTCCATCTCTGCCGGTGTTCATAGTGGGCTTCGGCAGACCTAAGTTCAAGGAGTGCAAATGCTCGACAAAGAAAAACTCATCGCAGTTGGTAGCACCTACGCAAGAGCAGGAGCAGCCTCAGTCGCAGCTCTCTATCTCGCTGACCCGTCACGCCCTTTGAAAGACTATGTTGCCTGTTTCGTTGCAGCATTCCTTGGCCCGATATTAAAGGCCATAGACCCAAAGGCAACAGAGTTTGGGCGCGGTAGTAAGTAAGAAAATGAAATCGGGGAAGATTTTGGATGAGGCTAAACGCCTCACCGCAACGGATCGCCAAGATATTTATGGCGACCCATACATCAATCACAAGCGCATCGCCGACCTGTGGAGTGTTTATCTTGAAAAAGAGATAAGTGCTTCACAGGTCGCTTTGTGTTTATGTCTTGTCAAAATTGCTCGCTTGATTCAGACACCTGACCACGAAGATAGCATCATCGACTTGGCGGCTTACACCGCTATTTATGGGGAAATCAATGATAGTGAAAAATAATCTAGTGCTTGTGCCAACAAGAGGCAGGCCAAAGAATGCAGTTGAAGTTCTGCAAGCACACAGGCAGTTCTCTTGTCGCTCTGACCTGCTCTTCGTTGTGGACAAAGATGATGAGGAACTAATAAATTATCGCACCGCAGTCGGTGTCGAATACATCTTGGAGATTGAAAACACCACAAGGGGAATGGCCTATCCTGTCAATGTCGCTGCCAAGAAGTATGCCAATGAATACGAGTTTTTTACCTTCATTGGCGATGACCATAGATTCAGAACACCTGATTGGGATATTGCATTGAGTAAAGCCATAGGCACCGCCCCTGGCATTTCCTATGGCAATGACCTTTTGCAAGGCGAGAACTTGCCAACTGCCGTGATGATGTCAAAAGCCATCGTCATCGCCCTCGGCGGGATGGTTCCGCCAAAGCTCAAACATCTCTATCTTGACAACTTTTGGAAGAAGATAGGTCAAGACCTTGGCAACCTTGTCTATCTGCCTGAAGTGATCATTGAACATTGCCATCCGATTGCCGGCAAAGCCGAATGGGATGCAGGCTATCGCGCAGTCAATGCCCAAGAGATTTATTCATTCGATGCCTTGGCCTATGACTCTTACATCAAGAGCGAGGACTATCAAGTCCTCTTGCGAGATTTGCGCCAATGAAAATTCTAATCACAGGCGATGCAGGTTTTGTTGGCACTAATTTCAAGAAACACTTAGACTCAAAACTCAATAACATCACAGGCATTGACATCAAGAACGGGCGAGATGTCAGGGATTTCTTTGCCAAAGATGACACAAAGTTTGATGTTGTAATTCACTTGGCAGCTATTGTCGGCGGGCGAGCAACCATTGAGGGCAACCCCTTGGCAGTTGCCGCAGACCTTGCCATCGATGCCGACCTCTTCCAATGGGCTTTGCGAACGCGCCCTGGACACTTGGTTTATTTCTCATCCTCTGCCGCTTATCCAATTTTTTTGCAACGCTTAGAATATAAGCAAAAACTCAAAGAGTCCGACATAAATCTTGACCACATAAGAACTCCGGACATGACCTATGGATGGGCAAAATTATCAGGGGAAAAGCTTGCCTCCTATGCTCGCGCCGAAGGCTTGAGCATCAGCATTCTTCGCCCCTTTTCAGGTTATGGCTCGGATCAAAGCCTTGACTATCCCTTTCCATCATTTATCAAGCGAGGCAAGGAGAAGCAAGCGCCTTTTGATGTTTGGGGCAAAGGAACGCAGGTGCGGGATTTCATTCACATCGAGGATGTTATAAGGGCGACCTTTGAGGCGATTACAAACAAGATTGAGATTTCCAATCTTTGCTCAGGCAGGCCAACTTCGTTCATTGATTTGGCAGAACTTGTGATGATGCAGGCAGGTTATTTGGCTGAAATTAGAACCAACCCGACTGCTCCTGTTGGGGTCGCATATCGGGTCGGCGATACTCGCAAGATGCTCTCCTTCTATGAGCCTCGCATCTCTTTGGAAGAGGGCATTGATAGAGCCTTGAAGGGCATCTAAAACTCCTTTTCCATCTTCTTGATTGAGCGATTGATGTATTTAGGGCCTGCCCAATCCATAAACCATTGCGGGAAGATGATTGCGCTTGGCTTGCGCTTGGGCATGAAGAGAATCATCAAAAGAGGTATCCAAAAGCCATAAAAGGCAGAGAGAAAAGCCCAAAAGAAGATGTTCCTCCCAATGGCAAAGGCATAAAAGGCAGTGAAGAAAACGATAAGAACATCCCAACCATTCATTTAGCACCATCCCATCACAGGGGCAGGCTCAATGTCCTTGACAATTTGATAGAATTTGCCGTTTTCGTGCATTGATCCTGCGCTGACGACATATCCGTTGAACTTAATATCAACGCCATCCCTTAGCTTTCCAGGAAAAGTCGCGCCAAGCGGGGCCTTGTAATAGAAATGCAAGCCATCGCCTGTTGCAACTGTGAAAGTTTCTTGATTCAAGCCTTCAAGGCTTCCCCCATTGCGGTAATCCACATCAAAAACAACGAGATTTGAGGGCGCGCAAGCGATGCCAATGTTTAACAAGGGCGATTTCTGAAACCATTTCTTGACTGTGGCAGGCTTATTTGAGGCAGATTTGTAGCCTTGCTTTGCTATCGGAAAGAATGGAATCTTCGCCTGCGGATAGCAGGGAAGAACAAACCATCCGCGCTCGGCAAAGGCTGTCGCAATTTCGGCTGTTGTCATTTGATGTATTCCTTCAAGAAATCAACGATGACCTCAGATGCAGTTTTACCTTCTGCCTTTGCCTTTGCCTGCGCCTTGCGCCATAGTTGCTCGGCAATTCTGACAGAGCGATTCTTTTTCATCTTCATCTCCTTTGCTTTTTTCTTTGATGGTATAGACATCTGAATCATCTTCATCGCCTTTGCTTTCATAAGATTCGTAATCAGTCAGCAACATCCATTCCTGAGTCGCCGTGTCAAAGAAAATTGTTGATGGAAACATGTGTTGATTGAGAAATTGTCTTGCAAGCAAAAGAGCAGAATAAGATTCAAACCAATAAGCCCAACTGGCTAAAATACGCTCAGCAGGTGGTTCGAAACGCTTGGCCTGATTTTTCCAATGCGAACCCCATTCCATTGAAGTATGGTGCAAATACATAAAATCCTCACTTGTTAGTTTCATTTACAATCCTTTCCTTATGATTTGCGTTGATGTGCTTAGAGAGGCTTTGATAGGCAAAGCCACTTCTTACTTCTATTTCCTTGCCACAAAAAGGGCAGATGATTTGGCTCATGACCCTGCCTCAAAAGAATTTTGCATCCAAGATGGAACGCAATCTAAATCAAATCCCTCAATTTGCTTCAAAGCCAAGAGAGTGAAGCCAAATGATTGCCCCGTTGCAACATCAATTGCTTGCACGGGGAATTTTGATTTGTTGAGATTCATCCCAACAAGTTTGTAAGTTTTGCCCTTGTTTTTGAAAGTTTTGCCAAGAGCCTCTTCAGGATTAGCAAAGCCATAATCTTTTCCATATTGCAAAAAAGTTTGGGCAACAATCGAGCCCGCATTGACTCCATTTGGATTCAAGTTGATTGGGCTTGCTTCAAGATTAAAAACAAGAGCATTTCCATATTTTCTTCGAACTTTGGCTATTTCCATGTTATGCCTTGCCAAAATTTCTCTCACAGCCTGCTCAATTTCTTGGCAGATTGCAGATGCTTGCTCCTTAGAAACTGCGTTCATTAGCAATCACCCCAAGCAACTTCAACCTCGCCGATGTTTTCAATATCAGGAGTGCCATCAGAATTCATTGGGCAATGAAGTGAACCAATTTCTCCATTGAATCCAACTTCATAAAATGCGCCGTGCTCAGGCTTTGCATAGAAGATGACTTCTTCATTATTTAGCAAAGTTTTGAATCCAATCATTTTATTGCTTGTCATTTCTTGCCTTCCGTTCAGAGCCTTGGCCCTCCGCCTTGGCTTCTAGGATCAACATTAGCCTATATCCATGCATTTGCCCATGCGCTTGCCCCTTGCGCCTTCGGCGCGCCCCGCCTAAATTGAGCCCCCTCGGCCCCATAGTTAGGCAAAGAAAAGAAGGGATGCGAATGGAGTTTTTTATTTTTGGGGCCGTTTTGGCCATTTTGGGGCTTTTTTGGGCCATCCTAGAGGCTCACGATGATCCGCTTGAGGAAGGCATAAGGCAGGCCCAAGCTTGGGAGGCCAAGCAGAAGAGGCTTAGAAAGGTTCTTTCCTAATTATGGCAAATCCAAGCGGAAGGAAAGGCGCAGCCTTTGAGATAGGCGTTTTGAAATGGCTTCGCTCCAAGAATGTCATTGCCGAGCGAATGCGCCTCGTTGGCAAAAAGGATGAGGGCGACATCGTGGCCATCATTGCAGGAAAGACTTATGTTTTAGAGTTAAAGAATCGAAAGGCCATCTCCTTGCCCGCCTTTTGGGATGAGGCCGTCAAAGAGGCCAAGAATTTCGCCGAGGCAAGAGGTCTTGAGCAGATTCCGCCTGCCTTTGTGATTGTCAAAAGAAGGAACGCCTCCATCGAAAGAGCCTTTGTCATCCAAGACCTTGAATCTTGGCTAGGGGAGAGGCAATGAATTCGCTTCAACATTTCTATCCCGAACTACCTCTGCTTCCGCAAGCAAGTTGCGCGGGGTATTTTAACGCAGATTTATTCTTTCCCGATTCAAAAGAAAAAGAGGCAAAGTGCCTCCCAATCGCGCGCATGATTTGCGCAGGTTGTCCTGAACGAAAGGAGTGCTTGGACTACGCGCTCAAAGAACAGATACCTCACGGAATTTGGGCAGGCACCACGCCTGCGCAAAGAGGATTTGGGCAAGGCTTTAGGAATGGCAAAACGGGGCGGGTCAATCGCGCCGATGCAATCCGATCCTTGCATTCTTTTGGGCGAACACCCAAAGAAATTGCAGTAACTATGAAAATCGAAGTGGCTTATGTCACGCAGGTTCTCAAGCGAGCTGCGAAATTAGAAGGAGAATCCCAATTACTCAAAGAAGAAAAACACTCAGGGGAATCATCATCATCATTGGAGTCAGCGCAATGACCTCAATGTTTGTCAATGCAGCGTTTGCGCCACAGCCGGCAATTCCTGTCAGCATTATTTACAAAGAAAAACCTATCTTGAAGCAGGTCGATGCCAAGCAATTGGCAAAGAAGTTGCTAACAAAAAAAGAGTATTCCTGCCTTGCAAAATTGCTCGGCAAGGAAAGCGCGTGGAATGCAAAGGCCAAAAACCCTGCTTCGAGCGCAAAAGGCATCGGGCAATTGCTGGATGTCACCTATCGCAACCTCGGAATGAAACACACCGAGGCATCGGTTGCCCAACTTGTGGCAACGCTCGCCTATATCCACAGGCGACATTTGACTCCCTGCAAGGCTTGGGAGTTTTTTAAGCAGAAAAACTACTACTAGAAAAGGCGGGGAAATGTCAGTAGAGATAGGGAAAGGCGCGGTGGATTTTGACGATAATATCGCAATGTGGCTTCAACAATATCGCCACGCCTTGACAAAAATAAAAGAATGGGAAGAAGTTGGCGATGTTGCTCGCTCCCATATTGAAGCAGCTCTTGGCGAAAATGAAATTGGTATTTATGAAGGCCAAGAAGTTGTCAAATTCTCAAGCGTTACATCGACAAGATTTGATGTAAAACGCGCTAGAGAAATTTTGCCACCGCAGGTGCTTGATCTTCTAAATGTTCAAAGCACGCATCGCAGATTCACTCTTGTTAGCCAGGATGAAGAATGAGCATTCCTTATCTAAATCCTGTTGAGCCAATTGTGCCAATAATTCCTGATTATGACGATGAAGAAGAGGATGATTGATGACTTTAGTTTCCCCAATCTCGCCGGCTAAATCTCTTGGTCAAGGACTTGCTGAAATAATAACGCAGGCAGGTATTTGGAATCCAAGAGCCAAGCAAGTCAGCATCGGCCCAAGTGAAATGGGCCATGAATGCACAAGGCGACTTGCCTATAAACTTTTGGATTGGGAGAAGATAAATGAGGTGGGCTCTTCTAATTGGAGCGCACAAGTCGGCTCCGCAATCCATAAGTATCTCGCAGATGTCTTCGCCAAGATTGAAGGCTATGCAGTTGAGCAAAGAGTTGTCATCCGAGGCAATCTTGGAGGCACAATTGATTTATACGATAAAACGCGAGGGATTGTGCTTGATTGGAAGACAACAAGCCCAAATCAGATGGATCGCAAGCGCAAAGAGGGCAAAAATCCCCAATACCATTCCCAAATTCAACTTTATGGATATGGGATGGCGCAGACGGGAGCGCCTGTCAATCAGGTCGCTCTTGTCTATCTGCCGACAAGTGGTGGCATCGATGAGATGCACATTGAGCTTTATGATTATCAAGAGGAAGTTGCTTTGCAAGCCCTTGGGAGAATGGATAACCTTCACGCTCTCTTATCACAAATGGATGTTGAAGGCAATCCTGCGATGTGGGAATTGATACCTTCGGCTCCAAATCGGCTTTGCAATTATTGCCCTTATTTCTTGCCTTATAGCAAAGACTTATCGAAAGGATGCAATGGCGACTCCTTATCTCGTAGTTGAGCCAATGAAAAAGTTTCAGGCAAAGATTCTCAAAGCAGTTAGTTGGCTTCTTGGCTTGAGAAATGGAAGTGTCGCTTGGGTCCGTCTAGGAATCGACATCGAGGATGAGGCAGATTTGCAACCGACAATTAATGACATAGTAAAGAACGCAGAAGAGAACGAAGCAAATAAAACAACCTAAGAAAAGGAGACGGGGGAATGACCTTCGCATCACCAGCATCATCGGCAAGCGATTCAATCAAAGTGGCAGACCTTGCCAATCACTTGCTCATCATCACGCCCACTGAATATAAGACAGGGATTCAAACTGTTCATGGCATCGCCGAGGCAGTCGAAGTCAATGTCTTTGATCTTGATACCAATACAGAGCATAACTCTTTGCTTTGGTTCAATGTTGCCTTGAGAAATGCTCTGAAGACAAAAATCAATGAAAAAATCCTTGCACGGATAGGCCAAGGCTCTGCCAAACCTGGCAAGAGCGCGCCTTGGATTCTGCTCGATGCAACGAGCGATCCACAAGCATTGATGAAGGCAAATAACTATTTGCTAACGGCAACTCCTGCGCCCAAGCCTGCGCCGGTGGCAACGCCTGCGCCTGTGCCTGTGCCTGCGGGATTAGAAGGGTTATCACCTGAAGTCGCAGCTCTACTTGCTCAACTAGGAGCAAAGCCTTAAAGACTTTGAATCAGGCGGTTTCCTTCCGTCATCGCCTGATGTCATAGGTTGTCGGTGCTACCTTTCCACCGACAACCACCGCAGGGCTTGGGAGCGATGAGATACGGGGTCATTCATCGGCAGGTTCGATTCCTGCCACTGCACTCGACAACAAAAGTTAGGGGGCAAGATGAAAGTCTTTGATTTGTTTTCAGGCACAGGCTCAGCAACTCAGGCTTTCAAAGATGCTAGTCATAAAGTCCATAGTTTTGAACTAGACACTTATTTTCAAGCCGATGAGAATGTCGATGTCTTTGATTTAACTGTTGACTACCTTGAAGAAGTTTACGGGCATCCTGATTTCGTTTGGGCATCTCCACCTTGCACCGCTTTTAGTGTTGCTTCAATAGGTCATCATTGGGGTATAAGTGAGGATAAACATTTTCCAAAAACACAAGCAGCAATTGAAAGTCAGGAACTTGTTGCGCATACAAGAAGTTTATTGGAACGCTTAAATCCTACCTTTGGTTTTCTTATTGAGAATCCAAGGGGAATGCTTCGCAAGTTGCCTGTTGTCGCAGGTTTACAAAGACAAACAGTGACATATTGCCAATATGGTGATACAAGAATGAAGCCGACTGACTTGTGGGGAGTAGTTCCAAATTGGACTCCAAGGCCAATTTGTAAGAACGGAGCGCCTTGTCACGAAGCAGCTCCAAGAGGCTCAAAGACAGGAACACAAGGTCTGAAAGGAAGTAAAGAACGATCACGGGTGCCTTACGCATTAGGTGTTGAATTGTTACAAGCAATGATGGGGGAAAGATGAAAACAGACATACTCTTGACAGCCTTAGAGTTTGCTAACCAAGGCATCTCAGTTGTGCCGGTGGCAACTGATGGCACCAAGCGCCCTGGCATTGCCTCTTGGAAGCAGTATCAAGAAACGAGGCCGACAACGAGCGAGTTGATGACTTGGTTTGCAGATGCCCAAGGCGTTGGTGTTATCTGTGGCAAAGTTTCAGGCAACTTAGAAATGTTAGAACTTGAAGGAAGAGCAGTCGCCGACAAGATGCACCTTGATTTGAAAGAGATGGCAGGTAACGCTGGCCTTGGCAGCGTATGGGATCGCATAAACAATGGTTATGTTGAAATGACTCCATCAGGCGGGATTCATTGGCTTTATCGCATTGACGCAGAAGTTCCTGGCAACACCAAACTCGCAAGAAGGCCAGGAGAGAATGGCGGGATTGATGTCCTTGCCGAAACAAGAGGCGAAGGCGGCTTTGTCATTGTCGCGCCATCGGCAGGGTCTTGCCATCCATCAGGTGGGTCTTGGAAAATGATTGTCGGCGATGCCAAGAGCATCCCGACCTTAACAGTCGCCGAGCGCAATCAGCTTCATAAATTATTTGAAACCTTTGATTCCGTTCCAAAGATGGAATTTGTCAGCGAAGAACTTGCGCCAAAAGGTGTCAATCTGACCCCTGGCGATGACTACAACGCCAAGGTGACTTGGGAGCAGATTCTTGAGCCTCTTGGATGGAGCAAGGTTTATACAAACAAAGCAGGCGTGACATCTTGGAGAAGGCCAGGAAAAGCCGAGGGCATCAGCGCAACGACTAACCATGCCGGCAATGACAAATTCTTCTGCTTCAGCACTTCCACGCAATTTGAATCCGAACGCTCTTATTCTAAGTTTGCAGTCTTCACGATAGTCGAGCATCAAGGCAACTTCTCGGCCTCTGCCAAGGCTCTGCGAGAGCAAGGCTATGGCGAGGCAAGGAAAGAATTGCAGACCTTAGAAATTCATTCTCCCTCCCTCGTTCAACTCCATGATGAGCAGGGCGAAATCATCGAAAGCTCTTGGATTCCAAAGCAAATTGTCGAAATGGAATTAGATGATGAGCCTGCCCCATCCATGCTTCGCAGGGAGGATGGCAACTGCCTGCTTTATGCAGGGAAGATCAATGCCATCTTTGGCGAATCCGAAAGCGGAAAGACATGGCTTGCCCTTGAGGCCATCCGCCAAGAGCTTGCCAAGGGCAATATCGTCTTCTACTTAGATTTTGAGGATTCTGCCAGGGGCATCTTGAACAGGCTGAAGGCAATGCGCGTGCCTGCCGATACTTTCAAGCTCTTTCGTTATGCAAGCCCTGATTCCCGCCTTGAGATAGGCGTTGGCGAATTGATGAGGACAGAGATTATGGCCTATCTGCCAAGCCTGATTGTCGTTGATGGGGTCAATGCTGCGATGAATCTCATGGGGCTAGATTTGGAGAAGAACAAGGATGCCACCGCCTTCTCGCAGACTATCCTCAAGCCCTTGCGAATAGGAGGGGCAGGCATCCTGACAATTGACCATGTCACCAAATCAAAGGACAACCGAGGCAATTACGCCATCGGAGCTCAAGCCAAGAGGGCAGACATCGATGGCGCGGCCTTTGCCGTGTCTGTCGCGTTGCCATTCGGCAGGGGCATTGACGGGGCCTTGGATATAACTTGCACAAAGGATCGCCCTGGCTTTGTCCGTGCCATCTGCCCTGATGCCAAGACTGTCGGCGTTGCCAATCTCAAGAGCCTGCCGGATGGGGGCCTCAAGGTCAGCATCTCAGGCGGGGCCATTGCCATCTCATCGGCAGAGGAAAGAATGGAGCAGGTTTCAAAATTTTTAGAGCAGCATGGATACGAGATGAATCTAAATGAAATCAAACGCAGGCTTAGAGATGAAGGCAATGGCATGGGCGGAGATAGCCTTAGAATGGCCTTGGATGGACTTGTGGCGCGAGGTCTTGTCGATGTGCGACATATTGGACAGAAGAGCCTTTATGGCTTCAAGGGGGCGTTCTTAGCCCATGATGTCAAGGCTTGGAAGCCTAAGTCTAATGATTAGGAAACCGAACCTAACCGAACCTAACCGAACCTGCAAAACTCGGCATCAGCACCGTAAAACCGATCCTCTGACCCCCCTCTTTAGAGGGGGTCAGGTTCGGTTCGGTGCATCGGAGGAAGAGCAGTGATTTCTTCAGATTTTAAACCTATAAATTGTAGAAAATGCGGAGCCTTGATTTGGCATGGAATTTCTTGGGCAGGCTTTGAAAGGCAGCTTGACACTCCTGTTCTGACGATTGAGGAAGAAATCATCAAGAGAAGCAATAAAGGCATGACCTATGAATGCCACAGAACAAGAGTTTCTTTTGAGGCAGTCGAGCGCAGCCTGAATCGAATCAAATGGGGCAAGAGCCCGCATTCTGTAATCCTTGCCGATCATTCCTGCTCATCCTTCAAGCCCTTCAAATCGGAGCCTCCTGATTATTGGGCGGCAATCAATCATGGAGAAAGGGATTCTCATGCAATGTGCAATCTGTAAAGCCGAAGTAAAGCTTGAATGCCGAAGTTGCTTTGGCAGGCTAAGGGCCACGCTTCATGAGTTGCCTCAACTGCAATTTGAGGCTGGCTTTTACCTTGAGCCGTCAAGAACAGGCAGTGGCGTGGTCAGCTCCGAGCGTTCAATTGGTATCAATGTCAATGCCTTGGACTTCTCAATGGCCACCGACCTTCTTGCCATCCTTCACGGATGGGAGGCGATTATCAGGCGCGATAGGCAGTTGACACCGCCTGCGCTGGTCAAGCGTGAGCCGACTACTGATATGGAGGTCGATGCTACCTGTGAGTTCCACATCGCCCACTTGTCTTGGACATTGTTGCAACCTTGGGCGTTAGACTTCGCAGGGGAAGTTTGGCAGCTTCACGCTAGGGGCCGTGCGGCTGCCAAGAAATTCAAAGAGCAGGCAAGAAGGATTCCTTGCCCGACAGATGATTGCAACAAATTTGTTGTCATTGATGTCGAGCAATTGTCTCAAGATGTCAGTTGTTTTGGATGCAAACAAAGTTGGTCGGTCTTGAGATTGGTGGCACTAGCAATGAGCAACCCAAGTCGCAGATTCTTCCTTGATGTCGAAGCGATTGCTGCTTGGTTGCAGATGACCCAAAGAGAGGTCTATCGATTAGTTAAAAAGTTCGATATTGAAAAGCGGGGTTCCACCTATGATTTGCAAGCCCTGATGAAAGTGAGGCAACAAATTGCCTAGGATGTTGTCAAGGTTCTCTGCTACACTTGCGTTATCAGAGTTTCCTATCTCGGAACAATCCATTGATGAAATCGATGAAGCCCTTAGCCACGCAACTAAGGCCCGCAAACTTCCTCATTATTCTCATCGCCAAAGAGCAATTGTTGACGAATTCATAGATGATCTTCTTGATATGCGCTTGGAGCTGCAATCATGTTGAACATCTCAATCGGGATTCATGGCGTTGAAACAGAGATGGCGACAGATCAGAATCTTTCCTTTGATGCTATCGAATCGCTATTGAATAGAGCAGTGGCAGCAACGCTGCAATGTTATTTGTCTCTTCCTTCTGAGGATCGTCTTGCCGGCTTCGGAATGGATGATGAAGATGATGACGAGGAAGCAGAATGAAACGCGCATTTGTCGCAAGTGTCATGTTGCTAAAGATATAACAGAGTTTAGATTCACGAGCAAAGCAACAAACAAACGCCATCCTATCTGCAAGCAATGCAGACAGATTCATCGCAAGTTCGTGCGTGAGGCACAAGCATATTATCAGGACATTTTGCAGCAGCAGAACAATATGTGTGCAATCTGTGGCATAAGTGCAGATGAAAGTCTTGACAAATTGATTATCGATCATAATCACGAAACGCTGACAGTGCGAGGCGTTGTTTGTTCCTATTGCAACAAGGGTCTTGGATTCTTTAAGGACTCCCCTACTCGCCTAGCAATGGCAATTGAATACTTGGTGAAGCATGATGGCATTACTTCCTAGACCCTGCGCA